AGTTTCACCTTTCTTAAACTGGTATTGATAATTTCTACTTCCAGCAACTGCAAGATTCAATTGTCCTAATTCGACATCTACGCTGGGTGGTGTAATGGTGTTCACAAGTCCTAGCCAGTTATCAGATAGAAGTGTTAATTCTCCATCTACAGTAGGAGCAGGAGCAGGTGCGCCAAAAGCCATTATTGTCACATCGATATCATCATCTCCATCAGCATCTCCTACTGTCTCGTTGAATGTTATAGTGTTAGATGTGTTTGATTTAATGACGTAAAATCCGTTGAACGTAGCAGAATCCGCATTCTCAATTCTTGCTACGCACCCGACATATAGATTAGGCACTAGTGTATTTTGCATATTACTATCATCTATTGTCACTGTTGTATGGTCACTTGCGGCAAATGAGCAACTCTCTAGAAAGATATCCATCTCAGGAATCATTGATGCTCCTGCACCGACACCTGTGTAAACTTCTGATTGTAATTCTGCTAGTGTAGCCATATTTTATTTCTCCTTATGTGGCTCTCGCCAACCTTCTCATCTCCACGGACAACTTATAGCCCAATAACCTTTTACCTCTATCATTGGCTTCAGACCTACTTTTTAGTTTTATTATATCAGCACTATCCTCAACAGTTCCTGATGTTCCACCACCCTGATACACTCTAGGATTTAGCGTGTTGTCCTCTAATATTTTTCTTGCTATTTTGTATAGTGAATCTAATCTGACTTTAGAATAATCTAAGCCTGTTTGATAATTACTTTCAGAACCATCTTGTGCAAAATCTCTACGATGCAATACTCTCAAATGCAAAGTAAAATCATAGTTCTCATTTCTTATTGAGTAGTCTATGGTTGGGTACTCTACAGAATTACCATCCTCAAATACGACAAGTAGGGCTTGGGTATCTGCATCTACCCTTCTACCTTCATTCGGTTTAATGGACCTGACATCTACTATTCTCGGTGTGACGTTATGTGCTGATAGTATTGCTCCTGAACTAACTAACGAATTTCCAGCAGCAGTCCATTGGTCTGTCAATAACCTAACTATGAATCCTACCTCATCCATTATTTAATCACCTCAATTTGTTTTGCCAGTGATTTAGCTAATGCCATATCAAATGCTCTAAGTGCTTCTTCCATTAGACTTTCCTCGGAAAGAGCGAAATTTGCAAATTCACTTTCAAGAAGTAATAGGTTTCTCTCTTGTTCCCTTTCCACTATTTCTTGAAATAATCTAGCGTATTGTTCCATAGTATCACGAAATGAAATGTATTATGTTCTTCTTACCATTAACAATAGCATTTGCCTCTTCAAGCAAGATATCATGCTTAGTTTTCAAATCGATATTTGATTGTGTTTCTGCTATTAGTATCGAGTTATCATCATGGCGTATTACCTCAGCCGCAGTAAACTTGGTGGCAGCTTCATGTATGGGAGCAGGTACTCTTCCATCACCTGCGACATATGTGGTTCTTACTGAGTGATTCTGCATAAATGGATATTCATTCAAGAAGAAGATTTTGCCTTCCTCATCTATTGTCCAAAAATCCCTGATTCTAGATTTATCCTCTTTGTCGGCAAAGTTAGTCACTGTTCCAAACGTAGATGTTAGTGTGTTGTTAGCTCCATCATCTCCTAAAAGCAATGAGGATATGACTACTGTATCAGATGCTTCGGAATCTGTGGTAGCATAAAAGAAATCAGAAATGTTCACTGATGCATTACCTTGAGCCGTCACAGTCTTCGCAGCAGTCTCACCAGTAAATTTAGCAGTCTTCATAGGATATACCTCATTGATGGCATCGACTACTTGACTAGCAGTTGTCTTGGGGCCATAGTTATCATAGAAAGTAGAGCCCTTGACTAGATTGAATGTGTATGAGCCCACACCTAATGCTATTGTCCAAGAGTTTCCTTGTGGTGCAGATGGCATCTTTAACTTAGCAATAGCACCTGCAATGTCTACCCATTCATCATTCTGCCAAACCTCTAGGCGTAGAATCTTCTGAACCTTTGGATAATCTAATTGTATGAATCCAACATAATCCTTATGTCTAGTTAGAGGGTATTGTCTTTCTCTAAAGAAATCAAACGTTGCTATTTCGTTCTTATAGATTAACGGCCTGTAGGAATGCTTTGTAGCGTCATCTATCTTCTCCTCTACCCTTTTGATTATCTTACCTACTTCTGCTCTTGTTGGTGTTGTATAGTCAGTGAATGACTCTATTTGCAATAGGTTGGAAACATCACTATGCGTAGTGTAATGTCCGTTGCCAATTGTATAGTTTGGGTTTATGCTAGTAAAATCGCTCGGTGAATTTAGTTTAACCACTTACTCACATCCTTTCTATGCGCCTAACGGTATCATCAAATAAAGACCCTACCTTCGTTGCTAAATCTATTTGATACTCATCATATGGTTTAGCTCTTAGATTTACTGGACCTGTTATCTGTTTTGACCTACTTCCCTTTGGATTAAAGTTTACATAAAATCGGTCTTTTTTCTTTATTGGTATTTCTGAAACGCTAATGATAGGAATCACTGTTGGTCTATTTTTTGATTCTGTTCTTAGTAAGTCTTCTTTATTGAATTCATAAATTTCATCTATTAACTCTTTTAGATTCGGTGCAACAATTCTAGGAATTTTAATAGGAACCACTCCCTCTCCATCTTGAACTGGCACTGTTTTAAATTGCTCCTTGAATGCAATATCAACTAATGCGTCAATTTTAGCAGCAGTTTGTCTTCTAGTGTCCTCTTTAGATTTATTTTTATATGAATCTAATTCATCAAAAAACTCTCGTTTAGTTGATGTTTCTCTCAAGTATATTGTAAATAAATTCTTTTTATAGTCTATATCATCATCCTTATGCCCTTTTATACTTTTCAATAGCTCCAAGAATTCAATTCTTTTCTCTAAGCCATAAGGATTTTTTTTGCGTAATTCTCTTTTCAAGTCCACCTCAAATGGATTGTCATCTTTTGATGTAGCTTGTTTCAAAGAAAGAAGTTGTTTGATTAAGCCTTGATTTCTTTCTTCCCCACCCTCATTTACTTTATTGTCAATGAGTAGTTGCCTATCAGTCACTAGTATTTCTCCTGATGTGGGTCTTAAAGTATCTAGAATCAACTTCTTGAATGGCTTGTAAGAATCACTTTCCTTTTTCAACGCATCTTCTACCATTTGTTTTGTAATTGTAATCCTGTCCAAAGCATCAAATGTTTCAGTATCATTATCATAAGATTCTGTTGTGCCATCAGGTTTTCTTATCTCATACTTCTCACCCGTATACTTAACAGAAACTAGGGTAAGCATTTTTTCAGGTTTCTTAGGTTTCTCACTTTTATTGATGTCTCGTTGTACTTCTCGTATTTCTTCATCAGTCATACCACTAAAGTCTAGTTCTTCGCCATCCCCAGTATCAGTGATTCCTTCATCATCAGCTTCTGCTCCTGTTTGTTCATAATCCGATGCTTCTTCACGCTGTTGAATTCTTCGTTTTCTCTTTTCCTTTTCTTCGTCAGTCAATTCTTCTTCTTCTTCTGCCTCGGCTACAAATTCTGTTCCTGCACTTGGACCCTTAGTATTGACAACCACTGGGGAACCAAGAGATTTGGGTTTTTTTACTGTTCCTGTTATGTAGCCACTCTCTTTTAACAATTCAAAGACATATTCCCTAGCATTGAATACTACTTCATCATTACTTACTTCTATGTGTTTTAGTAAATTATCTAGATTATTTTTAGTGACTAATTCCTCATTATTTAGAAAAAGTCTAGCAATATTTTCATCCTTTAGCTTACCAGTTGCTCCTACACCAGTTCGCTTACCAGTTTCTGTCGTTTTCATAGAAGCACTTCTAATCGCAGCTTCTTCTAATCCATTCACAGTCAAATTTTCAAAGGGCATCAATACCTCGACATTTTTCACATACCCCCCGCTTTTAGCAAGCGCAAGTAATTCCTTTAGTTCCATTCTACCGATGGCCGTGATGAATCTCTTTAGTGCTTTTTTGTATTCTCTTTTGTTAAAGGTTTTTTTCGACTCGTCATCTACTAACTTAGTTTTATCCATTCTTATAGCAATGTTAAATTTGCTAACGGCCTCGTTCATAGCTTCTGTTCTATCATCCACATCTCGGAATATTCTGAATACTAGAAACTGTAAGGCTAAAGATTTTGTTAGATTTGTTTTAGCATCTGCGCCATAATCAAAAGTTCCGAAGTCTCCTTTCCCTTCAATAGAAAGGTCGGTAGCTCTACCATCTTGTTTTACTAGTACCATTCACCTCACCTAAGCAAGCCACTTGGCCCAAGCAATACCTTTGCTAACTGCATTTGCCAAACCAAGACCGCTTGCTGGTGGTGTATAGGACATTTGACCAGTTTGAGGGTCTATCCAATATGGGTTGTTCATATTATCGTACCCTGCTGGTGGGACTGGATATCCCGATTGGTTATTGAACGCCATTTGTTGTTGCATCATAGCATTGTTCATTCCTACTGCTGCATTGTTTCCCTGTATCATTGATGGGTCCACTCCACTCGGATTACCCATTTGTTGCACTGGCATTTGTTGTTGTTGCATCTGCTGCTCTTGAGGCATAGTAAATCCTTGAGATTCTAGGTATTGAGTCTTAGCCATTCTTCTTTGCATAATGACTTCGGAGTTTATTGCAGATGCTAATAGTGTCTGTAAATCTAATTCTATGTTTGCTTGTGTAATACTATTGAGATTGGTGACGGCATCAGTGCTTAATGTTAAATTACCATTACTCGCAGAAACAAATTCTAGATTCGTTAGTATTTCACTAACTGTCTTGTTAACGACATCGCCAACTAATTGTGCTAATGCGGATAGAAATGCCTCACCATGATATTGAAAAAAATCTTCGACATGGTTCTCCTGTAGAGTCAGTAGATTGTTCATTGTCTTAAACTGTGCTTGTTGATTTGATTGCATTGTATTATACAAAGAGGTGTTGCTTGTACCAAATAATCCCATTACTCTACACCCGCCTCTACAGTAGTGACCTTAGCACCATCAGTCAATAATGTTTTCACTCTTTTATTGATTGCATCACTCTCAATTAATAATCTGAATAACTCTTCTTCGGTTGTTTCTATTTCAGATTGTGGCGGCTTTATTGTCCAACCTACACTGGATAATGAAGCTATATCTGTTTCCTTCAAGGTTGTTAGTGGTCCTGTCATTAACGCCATAGGATTCAATGTTGATGGAGCCTTTGGTACATATGCGCTAAAAGAAAGTCCATGTTCTTCTGCTAGTATTTGTTGTTCTAGCATTTCATACTGTCTATGAATAGCAGCATGTTTCTCGCAGTAGGTTCCTCGCATTGGATATCCCTTGCGAACTTTATGTAGAGGTAGAGGTGGTCTTAGATTATCACTTGACTCCCACACTTTATGCGTACCACAAATAACACATCTATCTTTTATGTTGTACTTGAATTTGTATGGTATTTTTAGAAATCTCTTTTTCTCAGGAAGCAGTATCTTTACTATTTCTTTTAGTTGCTTCTTTGGTTTGAGATTTTTATACTCATAAGTCATAATAGAACCCGGCGACCTAGCGGCTTCATATCTATCCATAAAAGCAGTATTGCTAACAGACGGCGTTGTTGCTCCAATTAAACTCGGTGGTTGGAATGACATCGACATTACAACACCGAACTAGTAATCCTTTATCATGGTTAGGACTCCTCTATACACCATTTCAGAATCAGATTTAGCACTTACTATGTATTTGTAGCAAGGAATTCCCTTATCATTAAGGCGTTGCATACCATCTCTAAATGCTTCAAAGATAGGATGATTTTCTAATGGCCCATCATGTTCATATCTATCTTTCCACAAATCATATTTGTTAGCCCATAGTCCTACTGCGATTGGATAATCATGTTCACGTTTCTTCTTTCTCTTACCATTGGGCAAACTCCATTCTGCATTACAGATAGTATCAACAAGAAATGTCCAACACAATTGTTGTTCTATATCGTAATGCTTATTCATATGCCTATCATCCATCATGAAAATAACATATTTTACTCTACGACTTCTCATATCATGAATCCAATCATTCCAATATGTTGTCTGCCCACCAATATCAGCAGTCTTCACTGTATGTGCATCACCATCTAGTTTGACATATTTTCTAGTAGCTTTTCCTCTACCTACTGTTCTTGTTTTGATATCAGGTACTTCCCCTCTTGTTCTAAGCTGATGATTCATTGTGGTTTTACCGGCTCTAGTTGCTCCGTATATTCCAAAATTAATTGCATGAACTCTTTGATATATCTTATTTAGTCCTTCGACAATCAGTATGGCGAATCCCGCCATTACTGACATTCAATCACCACAAATGATTCCAAAAGTCTACTAAGCCATTCCAAGCCATTGAGAGAGTATTGATTCCATAAATGGCTAGTAGTTGTCCAAAAGCAAAACTACCTAGACAAAAGATGCCGCCCCATAAATAGAATCTAGCCCTGAGAAACCAAATATCAGCAGAATGCGCTCTTTGTAAGTCATATGCGAGAGTTGACTCATCCATTCCAAATAGAATTTCGCTGACCACTCACATCACTCCCTCACTAATTTTCTATCGTTAAGAAAGAAGGGCTTACTCCCTGCTCTTCTGCTTTTATTGTTGGTAGATTGTTGTCACCATACATAGCAGGAGTCAAGTTGTAATTGCTTTGAAATTGCTTAAGCGATTCCTTGACTCTTCTTTTGTTCTCTTCTTCTCTTTGCTTTCTACCCCAGTAGCCATCAATAGCTCTTCTAAGAAGAAAGTCTTCTATCATATCACTGATAAATACATCAAATAATACCTTAATCATCAGTATCGCACCAATGGTACTAATTCCAAATAGCACTGCATGGGCTTCTGACCCATATGGAAAAGTTATTCCATATTCAGCATATGCTAATACATTCACTCCGCTAACTGCTCCAACGAACAGTATCGCCATTATCATTCTAGTATCGTTTTCTAAGCTCGGCATAATATCACACAAAGGTTATTGTCACGGCGCAAGACCCACTACCTGTTATTTGAACATATAGTCCCTCGGCTGCAATCACCCCATGCATATCATACTCTTGATTAAACGCCGTAGTACTGTTATCTGCACTCGTATTTATTCTAACAATCTCAACATCACCGGAAGTGCTAGTATCACTACTATCCCACACCTTGATGAGATTTGAGTTATTAGAATTTGAAGATACATGTACGCTGACCAATTTACATCTATGAGCAGCCACAAGCGTACTGGAAGAAATTACCCCACTAGTCAGGCAACCTGAAACTCCCATCTCACTCACTCTCCGTAAGTGCCTTGATGAGGTCTGCCTTTCTACCCTTCGCTGATATATCTCTTTCTGCTAATAAAACTTGTAGTTGTTTCACTGTAAGTTTATCTAAATCAGGGGGTAGTGGGGAAGCCTTTTCCTTAGTTGGTTTCTCTTCTTCTTTCTCAACAATAGAAGGCTTGCTCTTTTTTGCAAACATTGACTTTCTTGTACTGATTCCGAGTGTTGCCTTTACCTCATCATCTAACTTAGTATTAGTCACTCTTTTGAGAACAGATAATTGGTATTCTCCAAGTTTGCTAAAATCCTTTTTATCTTGTTCAGTAAAGGTATAATCTAAACTGTACATTATACTAATAGCATATTTTAATGGCATATCAACTTCATTTTCATATGTTATTTCATATCTTTTACCACCCATATTTCTAACAAGTGGACCGTCTATTTTTCTTTGCTTTAGTCTAAGTTTTACCATATTTACACCTAATAGTAGAGGGTAGCAACCCCCTTCCTGATGCTCTAGGAAGAGGGCAGCTACTTTATGTTTTACTCAAATGAGCCCGTAGACTCTAACACGAACCATGCCCACATCATCTGAACCTGATGCGGCGGCATTTGTTCCATCAAAGTCTGTTGCCACTATCTGAAAAGTCGAACCACTCGCTAAGTCACCGGATGTATCCAGTTCAACTGTTGCAAGGAATCCTGAGTTTCCAACACCTTTCTCTTGTCCGGTAATCATTACTGCGTTAACGGAAGATAGTCCTAGTGAACTAGCACTGATTACCTCTCCATTAGCAGTGTAAGATGTGATGTTAATCTTCGCATCAACATAATACTCATCGCCGGACACATGTGGGGTAGTGTAGCCCTTATGGTCTGCAAGGATGGTCACAGTATGTGTCACTTAACCACCTCAAGCACTCTTTAGGTTGGTAATCTTTCCTTGTCCCTTGAAGAATGAGCAGCATGTCTCGCCCATTGTTCGGTACAATCCTTGATTGCCCAACTTGCCAACACCGAATGGGTTTCCATTGGAAATACCATCCTCAAAGTATTGGGTTGGCTTCATTACGCTCATCCATAGATGGTCAGTATCTAGGATTAGTATGTCACTCAATCTGTTGCTTGTTGATAGACCAGTTGAAGGCATGTCTTTTGCTGGGATGATTGGTATGTCGTAATAAGTTGCAACTCTAAATCCAACCTCAGCACCTTTTGGTCCTCTAACTCCATTGTGAGTTGGTACAATCTCCTTTCTGTCCATGAATCTCTCTTGGCTTTGTAGTAGGTCAGATATGTGCTGAATAGTATCGTATCCAGTCAACATTACCTTCGGGTTTCCACCATTCTGCCTGATTCTTCTAATCATGTCATTCAGTATTGATAGCGTTAGAACCCTTGCAGTTCCATCTGCGTATCCAGTACCGAAGTCAACTTCTGCATCTAGGAAAGTTGCAGTTGTGCTAACAGTCTCACTGTTATCGCTTCCACCAGCAGTGACTGGCCTTACATCTCCGAAGATTCTTGTTAGCTCGGTAGATACGGCAGGTACTCCTGAATCGTTTGCGCTTACCGCAGTCACGTTATCTAGGTACATCTGTCCAATCTCAGCAGCAGATGAAACTATCTTCATCAAGGAAGTGTAGTTCCTGTCAGGATTAGTTGCGCTATCAGTGTCGCTCATTCTCTCAAGAGGCATTAGTAGCATAACGTTCTGTGATTCTGCGTGGTGCTTACCCATGTCCTCACGAACAATAGCCCTGATGTCACCAACACCGTCATCAATAGCAGCTAGTTCCATTCCTAGTTCTGAGAACTCAAACTTGTGAGCAACGGTTTTTGGGCTCACATAGAGTTTAGCGTACTCAGGTGCTAGTGCAGCAATGTTGCTAAGAGACTCGTTCTCAGGCACTCCACCAATAAGGTCTGCTTTTGGTGTAGCGGAGCCAGCAGCTCCACCGCCAATTCCGAATGCAGAATTTGACCCACCTTGAGGTCGGCTCTTTAGCACTCTCCACCCGCTAGAGGTATATGGCCTCTTAGCTACAATAGATAGTGCGTTTACTTCTTGGTTTAGCATCGACCAAACTTTCTGTCCGTAAAGAACATTGTATAGGTCGCCCAAGTTAGCAGCAGCACTGCCACTGAACGGGTTTCCGGTTGCATCATCGTGAGGGGTTCCGAATCCCCCAACAATACCTGCGGCTTTCAGTATTCCACCGCCACCATGTACTCCCTTGAGTCCATAGGTTGCAGCTTCTAAGTCTTTCATTGTCTTAATATATCCACTCATTTTTCTCAACTCCTAATTAGTTTCCCCTCGTCAAGTCGTGGATATCTGCCCATGACATATTACCAGCTTCCTCAACAGTTGTTGGGAAATTCTCAGGTAGGTCAAATGCAACTTCCTGCGTCTTGCGAATCTCATCATCTTTCTCAGTTAGAGCCTTGCGTAGTTCAGCAAACTCTTCCTTGAGGCTTGCTACATCAGTGCGAGCATCGTACTCCGCTCTTTCAGCACTGGATTTCTTAACCTCTAGCTCAGCAGTAAACCTGTCAGCAAAAGTCTTGCTTAGATTATCGTAAGCAAGTTTTTCTAGCTGCTCGGCTTTGTAAGCCTCATATGCCTTCTCTACGTTTTCGGCAGATAGGTTAAGTGTGGTGAAGTCACCACTCTCTAGACCCTTAGCGACACTTAGAGCAGCAGGAGCAGCAGTCGGATTTCCGTTGCTAACAACTTCTTCTCCGGCTTCGTAGTCTCTTGTTGTATCTTCATCAAGAGCCTTCTCCATTTCTTCCTCATCATCTTCCATGTCAGCCATTTCCAAGTCTTCCTCTTCCGACTCGTCATCAGCTTTCATAGGCATACGCTTTTCCATGTCGTCACCTTCTTCTTTGCCTTTAGGCATAGCATTCTCTTCTTCATCTTCTTCCTTGTTAAGCTGCCCAACCTGCTTCATCAGGCTATTCAACTCTTCAAGTGCTTTTTCCAATTTTTCACTCATATTTTTTTCAACCTCCGACTTTAAAATGTCGAATTTCGCTTCCGGGTTTATTCCTTTCTCACAAATAGTCACTTCATGTAATTCTAAACGGTCTATTTCGTTATACTCTCCATAGTCGTCAGAAGTCCTTTGCTTCTTAGAAATTGCTTGCCCCCCTATACTAAATGACCGTAATGTTCCTTTTCTGATACCTCTAGAAATTTCTTTTGCTTTTTCGATGTCATCTCTCATTTTGATAACAACATAGAATCCAACGTCATCTACTCCGGTCTTGTGTATGATGCCGTTTTTATCTCGATATTTCTCTACCACCTCTCCAACTTGAACATTTGAATGATTTGACATTACGTTTCTGTATTTCTGTTCTCCCATGTACTTCTTTACTGCTTCATCTAATGCATTTAGTGTAATTAGGTCATTTTGCTTGTCAACCATTTCTATTGATGCATAACCCCCAATCACTAACTCATCTGATTTCAGTATGGTAAAATCTCTCTCCACATCTGCCTTTAGTAGCATATCTCCTGAAACTAACACTTGGAGAAAAATTAACTCTTACTATTTAACTTAACATGTTAATTTCATGTTGGAAGAGTTAAATCGGCGTATTTGTCCTTCGTGATATCCCATAAATTCTCATCTGAATCTAAGTCTAACATCTCCTGTTTCTTACCAGTCCATACAACCCAAGTTTTCTTTTCATCTAATGGCACTACTCTCACATGAAAACGAGTTTCAAACTTATCTCCATTTATTTTGTATTCGTGATAGCCCTCTCTTTGCACACCTAATTCCAACTCACCGGAATCTATTCTCTTTCTATGTTCCCCAAGCTTCTTAGCAACAATAGCAGGAAACTTCTGTGACTTTCCAAACAAGTCATAGATATCACCTAATTCTGTTATGTCTACTGTCCAAGCATTTCTTGTATCTTCTATTTCCAAAATAATATCTATGTTGTCATCTTCTCTTAGCATGATGCTAAATTGACCACTATCCACCTTACTTACATCAACATCTTCAACATCCTTCTCAAGAGTATCTGATGGGGTGAATTTGTTTGGATGTACATACACGAAACTATCTTGTGATTTCATCCAATCCATTACTTTCTCATCGTTATTATTGAAGACATCTTTTACTATCTCAGGATAATTATCCTTAGCGAATTTAAATAGCTTGGCAAATGGTATTGCCCTTTCATCTGCATAATTTTCTACCATCTCATTCTTTATGGCTAATCTTAATTCTGAACGTCTTGACTTAACTAGATTTTCCATCTCATCCTTCCACAGGTCTATAGAATGAAGGGCATTCTTTTGCATTAAAGTATCGCCCTTGAATCCATAAATAGTAAAACCATCAAAGTCAGACTTAGCAATTACCTCGGCAGTACCATGAATATCATCAGTAATGTAAATGCCTTTCTTTACATTGCCTTTGGTATCTCTTAATCCACTGACTAATTTGAAGGGCTTTAGATTCGTAGCTCCTACTAAAGCATCTTGACCCAATGACTTCTTTGTTTTTGTAGACAGTTGCTCAAGAGTCTGTACGTTATCGGGTTGTGTCACTTCGGGTATCTCAATAAGCTTCGCCGAGAATAGAGAGAAGCCATCCTTGTTTTTCTTTACCTCATCTACCTTTACTCTAACGATACTACCAACATCTACAACTTCCTTAGTGTTCAATGCTTTACCTACAGGAAGGTAATCCTTCTTGTCATATTCTACGGTTTTGTATGTTCTAGCAGTTTCAGCATTTACTGGGCCGATTCCTAGAGAGTATGATTTCATGCCACTCTTAGTTGATTTCTTATCTAATACGATAACATCCAAGTCAACGAACTTCTTCCACTTAATCCATTTTGGATTCTTCTTACTACCACGCATGTAAGTAGATTCCAAATCCTTGATGACCACACCTTCGGAAGCAGGAAGTTGCATGATATCTTTAGCATATTCATCAACCTCTTTAATTGAGTCAGCCATTCTAGTATCTTTCTTAGATGGAAACGCAAGCACCTCAGAAGAATGTTGACTAAACTGGAATAGAAGAGTGTTGATTCTCTCTCGTAATGGAGTATCGGTCAAATCCTCATCATCATGTATCATGATATCAAATACATGCGCTCTCAATTGACCGCCTTTCTTCTTCTTGAATACATGACTAATTGTATCTGCTCGATGTAGTGGCTCATCGTCATCAAACAAAACTAATTCGCCATCGAGAACACAATCCCCAAACTTCTTCTCTTTTAGTTTCTCTACTTGTTCAGAACAAGCATCACTGATGTCCTTCTCATTGTATGAGAAGATTTTGACTACATCACCCTTCTTGTGTAGTTGTATTCGCATCCCATCATATTTCTCCTGTACAAGAAACTCTCCGGTCATTCCTTTGATTTCCTTCATGTCATCTATCTCAAAAATTCTATACATGGGCTTGTTTGGAATGATGAAATCAATTGCTGCTTTTTTCTCCTCACTCTTTTTTATGTCCACTTCAACTAAGTTGTCAAATTTAGATTCTTCATAGTTGTCTAGATACATATCCTTCAAGGTTTTCATAGCTCCCTTTACCTTGCTCTCTATTCTAGTAGTGTCTTTATCTTCTGCACCATAATGTTCTGTTATGTAAAGAGCGATATCATTCTCATCTAAATCAAGACCCATCACTCCACCTGTTATATTATCAGGCTTCAATTTCTGACTAACCCATACCTTCTTTGGCAGGGCGTTGGAATGTGAACGAAGAGCATAATGCATAAACGCAATCAAAAGAGATTTGTTTGCCAATAGTGTGTCAACAACTTCATCTTCTCCAAACTCCTTGCTAAACGGGTCAGTGACTTTATCTGACTTGAATCTCATATCCTTTACTGCTTCAAACAACCTCTTTGCTTCTAGAGAAGTAGGGTTCTTAGCATCGTTATCAAATACAGTTTTCTCATCAACGTAATTTTTCATCTCAGAAGAAAAGTTATCCAACTTATCATACTTCTCTCTAATGTGTTCTACTGATTCAGCCCATTTATCAGAATATTCTGATGGGTTATTTCTAGCAGACAAATAAGAATATCTAACTCTCTCAAAGAAATCAAGAACCTTTTTTGTAAGGTCTTCGGCATCCTTCTCAAATGAGAGTCCTGATAGAGGCATTCAATAACATGCCCCCTTAATTAGTACCGCCAGCAAGACCATATCCTGAATTCACATCATCGGTAGCAACTGGATTTTCCACCTTCTCTTCGGCTGGATTCTTCTTGGGCCTTTTGAGTTTCACTTCTTCACCCATAACATCGTCTTCGTTTTCTATCATCCCTAGATGTTCTGCTTCTTGTATCACTTTCTTTGCCTTGTCTATTGCGGCATGTACTAGCATCTCTTCTTTACTTACTTTTTCCGGCATTTAATCACCTTTTTCTTCTCCTTCAACATAAATCATAATAGATTCAAAAAGCTTCTTTAATCCGGCATTTGTAGTCATAGGAAAAAAAGAATCCTTTGATGCGCCAACATCAAAATTATCGTTAGCAACTTCTACCATTACATCAAGAATTTTATCTTCTAATTCCCCATATACATCGTCAGGATTTATGCCCCTTTCCGGATTCCCAGCAAACTCAGTGAAATCTAGGTCAATATCCTGATAATCCGTTCTTTTCAACATCTTTGTCCAATCCATTTTCTTTACCCCATATTTTCTACCATCTGATGAATGTCTTCCCAATCCATCTTGGCTATTACATCCCCTGTTGGCATTACACCTTCATCTTGACTAATCGCAGGAGTCGGGGAGTTGGTCACAACAAAGCCTGACTTCATCAGTAGATTATCCTTGTTGTATACTGCTTGTTCTAAATTCTTCACTTTTGTCACTAATTCTTTTAGTAGAATTAACATTTCATTTTCTTCTGTCATTTCTTATCCCCCTTCTTTTTCGGATATATCTCTTTTCTAATCTGCAAGTAAAGTGTTTCGTAGTCCTT